CTTTTTGGTTTTCTTCTTCTTCTTCAGTACGCTCGTCTATTAGTCTTGCCATTATTAAACTCCGTGAGTAATCTCATTATGGAGGTGTATTATACAAAGCTTCCATTATTCAGAATTGGCCTTGCGTTCTTGCTTAAGCTTCTGTTCTCTGTTTCTTTCCCACTTTCTAGTAGCACCCATAAAATCACCAGAGATAGGATCGAGACGTGAACGAACAGGAGATATAAGTTTCTTAGACATTGCCTTACAATCAAGACAAGGAATGTGTGTACAATCAGAGTTAGCCATGCGTTCATTCACATGGCCGTTCTCACATTCAAAATCAAACAGCAAAGCCATTAGGCTGCTTCTTCTGATTCTTCTGTGGCTTCCTCTGCTTGTATACTTTCTTCGGCTGCTTCAATCTGAGCTTCTAAATTAATAATATTTGCGATAATGGACAGTTGCCCTTTACGGAAGTACATATCGTTATTATCTTTAGTTGCTTCAACTGAATTAATAACATTTGCGTTATTTGCAAGATCTTGTACTAAAAGTTTAAAACCTGCGTTTGCAAATAGGTCGCGGTATGTGTTATAATATTGCTCTAGTTCTTTATCAATCATTTACTGTTTCTCCATTGGTAGGACAGTTATTTTAGTCGTGTACTCTATATTATACCATAGTAGACTACTAAAGTCAAGCTATTTCTTTTTTTTTACTTTTTTTACTGGTTTTTTGTAGATAGCGTCCCAATTACTTGAGAACTTCTTTGGATCTGCTGCCTTTCGTTGACTACTTCCTTTGCCACCGTGTGTTTGGCCCCACTTCATTGTTGAACCCTTCCTTCCCTAGCGGCCACTTCCCTTTCCTTAAGCATTTGCTTGGAGATTTCAATACGCTTTTGGAACTCTTTATCATCAGCATCTCCTGCTTTAAGGTTAGTTGTAACAGCTTTAATGCGATCAATCTCAAGCTCTTGTGGTATGACCTGAGCTTCAACGGAAAGTTTCTGCGCCCTTGCGGCTGACTCCTGTGCTTGACCGTTAAGTGCGGCGGACTGTGAAGCTTGGAAAGCCAACTGAGCTTCCTGTGCCTGTTGTGCTGCTTGTTGTGCTGCTTGTTCAGCTTCAGGGTTAGGAGTATTAGCTTGCTCAAGTACCTGAATAAGCTCTTCACGATTGCTTAGGTTCATGTTATCAATAATAGACATGACTAGCTTAGGATACATAGGAGTGTCTGGAGACATGGTTTGTAGCAGCTGTACTAACTGAGTAACTTCGTACTCACGAGCAATAATACCTAGTGAGCTGGACGTATGGAACTTGTAGTCAGCTACTGGATACATCTCAGGCTCAAACTGCATATAACGCCATGCTGCCTTAGTAACGAAAGGTATTAGGAATGCTTCTTGGAAGTTAATTAACGTGCGCTTATGGCGCTTAATGATAGCACCTAGTGACATAGAGACACCAGCAGCCGTAGACTCACCATTGATGGAACCAGCTATGCCAGCGGAATCAATAGCGCCTGTGGCTGTCTGTACCATTGTTTGTAGAGCTTGTGCTTGTGCAAAGGTAATCTGATTGACTTGACCAAAGTTAAATGGCTGTAGTATCTCAGAAGGATTGCCATTGGTTAATATAGTTTTTCCCGGCTGGATTGTAGGTTTAGCGCCTCTAGGCATACGGGAAGCATCCATTGCCATCATAGGATGTATGGTCAATGCTAAAGCGTCTATCCTAGCGCGTAGTTCAGCGTCCAATGCCTTTTGACTGTTGTAACCTTTCTCACATACTCCTCTGCCCCAGAAACGGCTTGGAACGACATCCCATGGGAATGCAATAACTGGACGATCCTGCATCATGTATGGGTTTTCAGTGGCTTTAAGTAGTGTTCCGCCATTAGCTATGACAACAACAGCTTCCACGTAATAAGAGCTATCTGCATCTTCATCTAGCTCAACAACAACTTCATCTTCCGCTGCATCTTCATCTGCCATTGCTTTTACAAGCAAGTGTCGTGGTACAAGACCGTAGTACTTAGTAAGCCGTACCTTATCATCATCATAGCGAGTTAAGTCTTGATCTGGCTCTATGTCAAAGTCAGGTGTAGCTGATGAAGAAATGTCAACTTCTTGACGATAGACGCCACTTTCCTGTAACTGCTCTACTGAATGTGAAGATACAAACTCATCTATAGCACATCCTAAAGCTGAATCAATATCAGTAGCTACAGGGTCTATCAGGAAGTTCTGAGGCATTACAGGACGCAGTTTAACGCAAGTACGGTCACGTATGGTGACACCTACTGCTTGTAGCTCACCGCCCATAACAGGCTGAGTAGCAGGAGCCATCTCTTTTTCTTCCTCTAACACTACTTCAGCTATGCCTGTACCAAATACAGCAGCGTTAATTAAGCATTCAGCAACGCCCTTACGTACTTTATTCTTTTTAAAGTCATCGTCAAGGTGCTGACGCAGCATAACTATATCTTCAGGCTGTTGGTCATGTATATCATCTTTAATATCAAACCATTTGCCACGACCAAAGGTAGCTTCCTCTAACTCTGCTACTGAAGACTCAACTGCTTGCTGTAATGCAGGGGAAATGATCTTGGAACGCTCTGAGGCGCGAGTACGATCTTCAGCAGACCAGTGACCACGCCACAGACGGTAATATTCATCAAACTTTTGTGAATAATTAGCTTCAAAGTGGTCGCGCCACCCATCACACTTCTGTATTACCCAGTTTTCTAGGTGTTGTTCTGTAGCAAAGTTCTCTTTATCTTCTAGCATAGTTAATACCCTGCGTATTTGTCTAGGAATTCGTAGTCTTCTTCTTCATAGTCGAAAGCATAGGAAACTTTTGCAAGTTGATCTATATATGCCAGTGCGTCTATTAAGTCATCGTGGACTAATTGGTTTGGGAATTGAAATAACTCATCTAAAAACTGACTGTTCCAACTGCCTTTGTTTAAGGAAATGTTACCGTGTTCAAAACGACCCTGCAAAGCCCACACAATCCTATCTACTTTCTTCTTATTGCCGTGTGTAAGCTCTTCAACTCTAAAAAACCTTTGATTCTTCTTCATTTGATCATTTAGGTAGGGATGTACAGCGTTCTTTAGTGCGCCTTTCTCAATCCCTACGGCTAAAGGTCTGTAGTCTCTGACTGCTTCAAAGATTTTTCTGGCAGTCTCTTCAACGCCCCATCGCCCATGTATGATATTAGCAACCCACCAGCCTTCAGTACCCGCTTTAACCACAGCAATAGCCGTTTGGTCAAGACGTTTAGTTTTGGTAGTGACTTTCTGTACGTCTGCAAATCCTGCCAAATCGACAGCAATGTAATAGTCACCATCGTTAGGCTCCTCTTCACTAAACTTAACATCATCTTCCTTAAACAGCTCGCTACCGTGAGCCTCAAAGGATGCCATAAACTCCTGTCGGAAAGAAAAGGCTGACATTGATTTCTCAGCAGCTTTAATCTCTTCAGGGTCTAGCAGAGGGTTATCAAAACTTGTAAAGTGATAACCTATAAATGTATCGTCTTCACTAATGGTTGCGTATTGGTATAGATCATAGAAGTGATTGCGGCCCATTGGCGTACCAATGAACATTGCGTCTCCCTTTTGATCCGCAAGTGCAGGACGCAGGATCTGCTCCCACACCTCAGGCTTCATGTCTGCGTACTCATCCATCACTAGGAACTTAAGGCTGACACCACGCATGGTCTCTGGTCTATCAGCGCCCTTAAGTGTTAGTAATGCGCCATTAATAAACTTGATCTGTAGGTTGTTTACATGGCTGGAGGCTATGACTGGATGTGCAAGCTCAAGGAGCATTTGCCACATAATGTCTCTAGCCTGACCCTGTGTAGGCGCTACGTAGAACACCTGACCTTTCTTGGCTGACAAACAATTAAGTATTAGCGACCAAGCTGCTAACCTGCTCTTACCTGTACGTCTACCTGCTGCTATAACCTTAAAGCGTGTCTTGTCTTCATATACTGTTTGCTGCCACGGCAGTAACTCGACCTTTAGATCAGCCAATCAATAGCACCACATTACAGGAGATTCATTACCGTCAAGGTCGCGGATGTCAACATGGACAAAACTATCAGCCACTCCGATACCGTTGAACCCCAACGCAGCGGCGTGTTTAACGATGTCATACCTTTGTTGACCATTTTCAACCCTGATGTCACAGGCGATACCTTGTGCGTGAGTTCCTGCAACTTTTTTCTTAGCCTCTATGGGGTGGCTAGGGTCTCTATAACCGCTAGTGATAATGAAGGGGAAACCACATACATGACGCAAGTGGTCTAATTTGAGTAGGAATTGATCATCAATCTTGTTTTTACCTGTATACTGACAGGAGAATTCAGACCTATAAAAGAACTTTAACTTATCATTAATGCTAGTAATCATCTAGCTCTCCTTCTATGACATTAGCATCATCAGCTGCGGATATAATAGTAGTCTCTCCACCCACACCTGTGATTGATATGTTAATAGCACTCTTGCCGCCAGTTGCCTTATCTTTCTCAAAGTAGCTAACGGGCAGTAATCTATCCATACAGAGCTTCCAAGCCGCTGCTTGATTCTTATGATCATCATCCAAAGCTGCTGACAATATAGAGTCTAATACTTTCCTAGACTTAGGGGAAGCAAGCATTCTAGCTTTATATTCATTGATGATACCAGCATCGCCCTTAGGACGACCTACCTTGTTACGGGAGCCTGTTGTCTTTGACAATATCTTAGATTTCTTAGGTCTACCTTTTGGTTTTATTTCTAATTCTTTTCTTTTTTTTATTTTTTCATTATCATTATCTTTTGACACAACACTCACATAAGGCTCCTTAGAGTACTTAAGTATACTTAAGTATGCTTTAGTATTTACTTTAATTATTTCTTTAAAGTTTAATCTTAAAGCATTTCTTTAAGTGTTCTTAAGTAGCTTTATCTAGTAGCTAGTATTTTATAACTTAGTATACTTCTTATTATATCATATTCTAAACTTAAAGTCAAGCTTTATTTACTATATCTTTTAAGTAATGTACTTTAGTGCCCTTAGCTCGTGTCGAGTTTATGTACTTTGGACACTAGGATCGTGTCCTTTTAGCTATTTATTGCTGCTTGTGTCAATACAGAGGTATTACCTTGTGTGTCAATAGGTTATGTATTGCTTGTGTCAGTCTTATATATCCAATTTACTACTATTTTGTATACTGGCGGGTACAGTAACAATCCTGCGATACCCCAGCACCCCCCCGTCCCCTTAATTATCCACAGGTTTTGCACATGTTTACCCACAGGGTCCGCATGTTATACATAAGTTATACATAAGGCACATGCGGCATGCCCTCGCGT